TTAGATTTAAGGTTTGTATTTTCTAACTCTAAAAATAAATTAAGAAAAGGAAGCAAAACCACCTACGCAGATTGGTGCAACAAGTATGCTTTTATATTTGCCGATCAGCTTATACCTGAAGAATGGATCAACGAAAAGAAGAGAGGCAACAATGAAAATAAAAAACCGAATGAATCTGCTACCAAACGAATTGTGCGTACTAATAAAAGTAAGGTCAGAACTACCCGAAGAAAAACAAATTGAATTTGACATACTACCAATACTTCACGAAGATATGTCAGAGCTATCCGACTCTGCGTTAGACACTGTCACAGATATAATGAAAGCAATGTGCGCTGTCGCAGTTCTTGAGCCACCTGCTCTAGATGTTTTGCTTGAAATATATTATGATAAGTTTCAAGACATGGAAAGAATGAAAGTACAAGAAGAGACTGAAGGTGTAGTCATACCCTTTCCTTTCCCACCCGTAACTAAACACTAACACAATAAGGACATATTATGAAGGATATGGTAAACAACCCACCGCACTATAATCAGAGTGGGATAGAATGCATTGATGCTATTGAAGCTGCACTACTACCTAACTTTAAATATTACCTGCAAGGTAACATACTGAAGTATCTTTGGAGGTTTGACTACAAGGGTAAACCAACTGAAGATTTAAAGAAGGCACAATGGTATTTAAATAAGTTAATAGAAGTTGTAGAGGAAGAAGAGAACGAAGGGAGTACATGAAGTGTCATCATTTAAATCTAACAACAATCCTCAATTTAGAAATAAATTTTCAGAAGATATATTTAAATACAAGTATGCACATGAAGGGTGTGAAACGTGGTCTGACCTAGCATCAACACTCGTAAAAGATGTGTGCGGTTCTTTACGAACAGGCGAACAAAACCTGATGACACTAGACGAGCAAGATGCTCTTACTAGATATATAGATGAATTGAAATTTATTCCTGGGGGTAGATATCTTTACTACGCAGGACGCAAGAAACGGTTCTACAATAACTGCTTTCTGTTAAAGGCAGAAGAGGATACGCGAGAAGATTGGGCTAACCTAAGTTGGAAAGCTGAATCCTGTTTGATGACGGGTGGTGGTATTGGCGTAGACTACTCTGTGTATCGAGAGGCAGGTAAAGTTCTTGGTGGGTCAGGTGGTTTATCTTCTGGCCCTATACCCAAGATGCAAATGATAAACTCTATAGGACAGAAGGTGATGCAAGGAGGTAGTCGTAGGTCTGCTATATACGCATCTCTGAACTGGAAACACAAAGATGTATCTACGTTCCTCCACGCAAAGGATTGGGATACGATGCCAGTTGGTGACACTGGCTTTACTTTGAAGCAAATAAAAGAGCAGGACTTTAATTTTCCTGCACCATTGGATATGACAAACATATCTATTAATTATGATACAGAGTGGTTGCTAAACTATTGGAATGGCGAGGGATATGGGGATACCTTCAAGGAAAACATAGCCCAAGCGATGCGTACAGGGGAGCCTGGGTTTAGCTTTAATTTTATGGAGAACGAAAATGAAACGCTACGTAATGCCTGTACTGAGGTGTGTAGTGCTGATGACAGTGATGTATGCAATCTTGGCTCTATCAATTTTGGTAGAATTGAGGACATATCTGAACTAGCTGATATAGTAAATCTTGCTACAAAGTTTCTGATATGCGGAACACTTAGGGCAGAGTTACCTTATCAGAAAGTCTATGATGTTAGGGAAAAGAATAGGCGATTGGGTTTAGGCATCATGGGCCTACACGAATGGTTGATTAAGAGAGGAGAAAAGTATGAAGTTACCGATAGTCTTCATCGTTGGTTGGCAGTATATAAAGGAGTCAGTGACAATATTTCTAAAAAATTTGCAGATGAACTTTCAATCTCTAGACCAGTTGCCAATAGAGCGATTGCTCCCACTGGCAGCATTTCTATTCTTGCTGGCAGTTCTTCTGGCATAGAGCCTATATTCGCGGTAGCATATAAGCGAAGGTACTTAACTGGTGGACACAGATGGAAGTACCAATACGTAGTTGATTCATCTGCACAAGAATTAATAGACACCTACGGCGTAGATCCCGACAGCATTGAGTCTGCATTAGACTTAGCAGAGGACTACAAAAGACGTATGCGCTTTCAGGCAGACGTACAAGACTACGTTGATATGTCTATTAGCTCAACAATCAATCTACCTGCTTGGGGTAGTAAACTTAACAACCCTGACCTCGTAGATGACTTTGCCGAAACACTGGCTAAGTATGCTCATAGACTTAGGGGTTTTACAGTTTACCCTGATGGATCTAGGGGTGGTCAACCTCTTACCTCTGTGCCTTATTCTGAGGCAGTGGACAAACTTGGAGAAGAGTTTGACGAACACGTAGAGACACACGATATATGTGAGATAAGCGGTACAGGGGGAGTATGCAGTGTTTAACAGATATAAGCCTACGCACAAAAAGAAGCGTAAGCATCTTAACGAGAAAGCATTCTTTGAAGGGAGAGAGGGCTTCAGGGTTAATAGCTATAACCCGTATAGACCAAGATCTCTGGAACACAAAGAGTGGGAGCGAGGCTATAACAGGCAGTACTTTATTAATTTAAACAAATTAAATAAGGTTGCGTGATATGAACTGTTGGTTTTGTGGCCCTGACCAACAATTAATATGGGGAGGGGATCACGACTTTGAAGACTATGGATTAGAGGGTGAAGGTATAATAGCTAATCTTAGTTGTCCAAAATGTGGTTCTTACGTTGAGGCAAGAACAGGCCCACAAGAGAAGGAAAAGTAAGCTATGCAGCTACCACTATTTCCTACGTTAGAGCATGAGGATTTAGGTGCAGGTGAGGGGAAGGTATGTTGTAAGTGTGATACATATCTACCCCTCTCTGCATTCTCACCAAGTTCAGGGGCAAACTTCTTACGCCCTGAATGCAAGGCTTGTAACTACGAATTACAGAAAGTAAGAGAAAGACTGCGCGAAGAACACGGTATGCCAGAAGAGGGATACAGTTGCCCCATCTGTGGTGGGGATGCAGAGAAAGTAAAGGGCAAAGGTAATACAAGAAACGGCCCTTGGGTACTAGATCATTGTCACGATACAGAAACATTTAGGGGGTGGTTGTGCCACAAATGCAATCGCGCCTTGGGTGGTTTTGACGATGATCCAGATATACTAAAAAGAGCATTAGACTATTTAGAAAATCATCTTAGAAAAATTTTTACCGTATAGGATATCAACATGAAAAGTAAATTAGTATTATTAGGAGGACTGACAGGTGCTTTACTGCTATCTTTTATCAATGTTCCCATCGCTGAACCGTCACCGCAAATGGGGTGTAAACCGCTTCCAATGGCTGCGGGGGTTATCGAAGGACTCCACAAAGAAAGAATAGTATTTAGAGGCGTATCTAACAGAGGACACGTAACTATAATACACTTAAATAAAGATTCAGGTACGTGGTCTGCCAACGTCATATTGCCAACAAACATAAATCAACTGTGTATGGTGGACGCTGGTACAACAGGCGAGATAACAGATACTACTTTTATGCCCGAAAATGTAGAGAAATAGGACAAATCGCGTATACGCCCTTTTAAGGGGGGCTACAGAGCAAGTAGGTAAAATCTGGACTATACCTACCAGAGGGTATCTTTGCAGCCCCTTCTGCCTCATCCTACGAGGTCGTTTTTTAAACAATCACGTTTTTTTGGAGGGTAACCATGCAATTTAAGGTAACAATCACAAAACCCGAAGGAAATAGAATCACGACTACTAGCTTCAGCTTACGTATAGTAAAGCGGTATGCAAAAGACTGTGCAAAGCCTAATGATAGAGTGGTTATAGAAGAGATCAGGGGATATAACTCTGATGGATATTACGAAACATCTATCCTAGAGGACTATATAAAGAAGACTAAGTAGTTTCTACGGGTGGATCTTTAATTACCTTTTCTAGTTTGTGAAACTTTATTCGCTCGTTAGGTAGGAATCTCCACACTACGCCTCTGCCATTGTCTATTTGCAATACAGTTTCGTAGAAACCTATCTTTAGTATGATGGCTTTGTCTCCATCGAGTATGCACTTGTCTCCCTCTTGGAAGCTAGAATGCATCCTAAACTTTACTCCATTTATAAAGTTAGTAGCAAAGTCGCGTACCATCAATGTAAGTATCAACGCCAACATTATAACTAGCATAGGAGTAATTAACTCCACTAGTTCTATTGACATTGTATTTATGTCAGTAAGCTCTTTCATTTCTCTCTACTATTCCACAAATCAAATAGGACTTTCACCTTTTCTTTGAGGGTGTCTATCTCTCCATGCATCTTTGCTAACACAATTACTAGTGTTACAAACCCGAATGCGATAGGCCACCCTGATACTATGATGCTCCAAGCGTCTTCCATTTTCTAACGAGATCCTCATATTACTTACGATAGCTTCTAGTTTTCTTAGCTATCTTCTTAGGCTGTTTTACGTGCTGTTTACCAGCCTTTGTTCCTTTACGTTTGGCCCTAGACGTAGCTGCATACTCAGCAGAGCTAAGAGACTTGATGGCAGCTGACGGTAGATATCTTTCGCCAGTAGCCTTTGGGCCTTGCGTAGATGGCTTACCTGATTTAGTACGCCACTTTTGTTTAGTCCAGTTTTTAAGACTTCTTTGTGATTTTTTTAGAGCCATTCTTTTTTCCACCTCTTAACTTTTTAAGATCTGCACCAGTTATCTTATTTCTAGGTGGTGCAACTCTAGCCAACTTCTTTTGCTTTGGGCTGTATTTTTTCATAGGCATATTTATCTCCCGTGTTTCTTTCTTAAACTTTCTTTAGCTTTCTTAGCTATCCTAGCCTGTTCAGGCTTACCCCCATATTTACTACGCTGTTCTAGCACTGTTAGTATTTGTATCTTTCTAGCGTATGGTTTATTTATACGTTTAACTTTAGCGACAGTTGCTCTGGCATCAGCAGGGGTAGCGTACTTTATACTGACAGTATCTTTTGGATTCTCATCAGTATATAAACGTCTATCACTACCCTTTGGCTTTTTACCAGTTCCTACTTTAGGATCTTTCTTTTTCTTTTTCACTATTATCTATAGCCCCCACCTTTTGCTTTATATTGCTTTGCCAGCATTTGAGCCTTTCTCGCTGACCACTGCCCAGGTTTTCCTCCCTTTCCACCAGCTTTTATTTTATTAAATAGGTTCTTACGCATCGTAGGTTTAGTGTAGTTACCTGCTTCGTTTACTTTACTTTTACTTTTCTTTTTAGTAGCCATGTCTTCTCCTTTTATCCCATGAACATAGATCGTTCATGCTCTCTCCTTCTTACTAGTCCTTTTAAACGTCTACCCCCAGCGTATACCCACCGTGGAAATTCATCAGCTGCACCAATGTAATCTCCCCTGTTTATCTTACGCCTTAGTGTGCTGCTCTGTAGCGCACCACTGCCTAGATTAAATACGAATGAACATAAGGCATTGAACTGTCCATCCTCTAGCGGAACTCGTATGTGTCTGAGAACTGCCATCTCCGACTTTTTAACATCTCTTCTTAATAAATAATCTGCCTGATCTTCGTTTATATCAGGGTGGTCTTCAGTAACTCGCTTATCATCCATGCCCCAGATAGCCCCGTACCCTATAGTCCAATGTTGTGCAGGACAAAGGTACGGGGAGGAACTATAACCCTCGTATAACTTAATTAAATCTAAACCTTCATCAGTCATACGCCTCATAGTCTATCCTTAGTTATTATCTGAGTACAGGTTATTGAAAGTCACAGATGGATCTAGATAGGACTCATGGGATTCTGCTGAGTGTGTCCATTGCGAAGGTGCAAAGTCAGGTACACCCTCTCCTGTTCGCCACAAAGCAGGACTAGTCGCTCTTACCCTATTGTTTGGCAATGCCACTATATTCCCTGTCCATTTCCCTGCATCCAATAGTTGGATTACATGAGACTGTTTGTGTTGCGCTGGATCATCTGCTATTTCGTGATCAGTGTAATCCACAGTAAACATATACTTACCAGTGTAAAACTCACCATCTATCTTACACAACCAAGGGGAGGAGCTTACTCTATCCATCACTACTACACTGTGATATCTAGACTCACAATCCCAAGGCTGACATAGATGATCATCCATTGGTTCGGGCCATTCCTCTACGGGAACATCGGCTACTAGGGCCTGTATTGGCATCCTAGCCCACATTGCACCGCCATGAATGTTTTCGTCAGGGCCATCTTCCCTGTCTATTTCACACCCTGTAAATACTACCTGAAAACTCAATGACCTATCAGGTATAGTGTTTACTGCGAAGGCTAAAGCGTGAAGGAACTCACCGTGATAATCTTGATGGTTACTGGTAAATTCCTTACGCACCCAACATTTAAAGTATGGGATATTACTTATGAGATAGGGCATTATCTACGTCGAGCTGCTCCACCCCT